TTTGTCCAAGCTGTTTGCAGTACTGGATCTAATTGCATTTCATTGGTCATTATCATCATGTAATCGCAACGTTCCGCAATTAGTTTCATGCGGTGGTGCAACTGACTAAAATGATAAGGTTTTCCATAATAAGATTCAGGCATAGCGGAGTACATGTTATATCCTGAAAAACTAGGATTATATTCTTCATAATCAATTCCAAATTCCAATGCATATTTTCTAACCATACTATTGGCACCTTCATTTCCTCCGGCACCGACAACAATTAATTCTTCTGCAAATTTACGTTTAAGCATTTGCAAAGTTTCTTGTACTTTTCTTTTATTTTGCCAATTTGTATTTCCAACTACTGCTACTCGGTTCATACTTTTTCTCTTAAAAATTTAACACCTTTAGGCATATGGCCATACACCGTTCTTAACATGGATTCTAATAACGTTCTGTTTTCTTTGCTATTTGGATCATGATGATTTGTGCATAATGCATATTCCATGGTTCCTCTTCTTCGTCCCGTCCAACTAGGATGATTATCCATTTCAAATTGATAAATGTAAATATGCTCGTGCATATATCTTATTCTCGTATTCTGTTCTCTTTCGGACATCTTTCGTAATCGGTTTTAAATGGACAATACTTACAATTTGCAGCACCTTTGCCGGCAGTTGCTAAATATATCTTATCTGCATTCTTATTACCTTCTAAATCAAAGCATTGCTCAACAAATAAATCAATACTACGTTGAACGCGCTTCTGCGTAACACTCCCTGCTGCAGGTTTGATATTTTGTATGCGTTTCTGTGGAAACATTGACTCTTCCATTATTTTGCGTTTAACCACAAAGAATTCAACTTCAATGTTTTCTTTAGGAACACCATATTGCTTTGCAAAGTAATTTTTATATGTTATGAGCTGGGCTAATTTAAGTGAATCTGATTTAGCATTTTTATTCCAACCATTACGACTTGTTTTAAGATCAAGTATTACAATCTTATTGGTTGGAACATGTCGCAAAACAACATCCATGAATCCATACCAATATACTGAAGGATTTGCATCCGATGCCTGTACACACAATTCCATTTCAATGCCAGCAAGTTCCCAATTCTTAGTTGAAAAGTACTGCGAACGACGTTTCGCGAACCAATCTAATATAGCAACACCATCTTCAAGATATTCTGCTAATTGCAAAGGATTTGAAAAATGTTCACCATTATTCTCAGCAACACAACGAACATATTCTTCTTTAAGTTTTGCAGTTAATACTTCTCGCAAATTTATTGCTTCTGCTTTCTTAACTGAGTCTGTATACAATACTGTTAAAAAATGTTGAAATGTTTCGTGAAATGCCGTACCGAAACACGTTTCAATTGATGATTGAAATGGAGCTAATCCATCAATATAATTAAGTTTCCATGAAAGTGGACATCGTTCATACAATGACCATTGTGAATACGATATTTTTCTAGGAACCGTTGATGCATCTCGTTGAGATAAACGATATATAGGTGAAAGATAGTTTCCTGATTTCATACTATTAATATATGAAATTATTTACTAATTTCCGAATAATTTGACAACTTTTCTTTCAAATAAATATCAATCAAGTCTTTTGTTTTTTCTAGATCTTGTTGAAATGAACCTTTATGCCGACATCTTACAATGCGTTTAATGATATCGAATTCATAAGAATTCAAACCCCAATCTTCTGCAAATTTATAAAGGCTATCCTTCCCTTTGTAATGCGTTTGCGTATGTACACTCATTTTACTCCTTTCAATAATTTTTTCTTCTCCCCTTCGCTATAACCATACATTGATAAAATTCTTTCACATTGCATTTTATCCATCAAATCAACATAATCAGCTGCTTCAGATTTTGATACTTGATAATGTTCGGCAATTTGTGCAACTAGGTCTTTTTCATACTTATCTTCAGATTTACCTTTAATGTATTTTGCAAATCCTTTAGATGCTGGCAGAAATTCATGATATAAACGATATGTTTCTTGCGGACGTAATAATCCTATAGTATATGTTTGAAATTCATTAACAAGTTCTGTAAATTCCATACGCATACTTAACCAACGATTAACAATGAATACTGAAAACTTTTTTTGATCCGATTCCGTCCATTTTGACCATTCTTTCTTTTTGTGAGTTAATCCGTCAATAAAATCAAAAATTGTTGCGCCTTTCTTTTCTTCTGCCATTTATTATAATTTATATTTTTTACGATATTGTTCTTCTAACTGTTTTCCCATTCCAATTTCTAGTATCACTGCATTATCTGGAATACCAATGATACGCTTAGCATCTACTATATCATCAATTGATTTGTTGCGAAATGTTTTTATTTTTACTCTCGCATTGCTTCGATTTGATGTTTTAAATACGATGCTAATCGTATCTTTATGATATGGTACTGACATTATTTAGATTTTAATTTAACTGGTTGAAACTCTGCCGGTATCGCTCCGCAATCATCACATCTGAATACTGGAATTGGTACCATAGTGTCTTTATCTGCACCTGTTAAAAATTTTGATACTTTGTTAATTGCCATTACTTGTCGAAAATACATCCCATCACATTCTGTACAAATGATAGGTTGCATATCTGTTGGTTTGATTTGTGTTTTACTCATATTTCTCCTAATAAATTTACAAACATTGCCATTATGTTAATTTCTTTATCTACTACACTAGCATCCTTAAACTGCGATTCTGCAATAATCAAAATGCAAGGTGCTATATGCCCATGGGCAAATTCATCTAAATTATCATACAAGAATGTATACAATGGCGTAAAATCTTTAACTTTGCTATCTGCAATACATTGACGGATTTTTGTGAAAGTTGCCTTTTTATCTTTTGCATTCTTAAGCATTTCCAACACTTCTGTCATGTAATTAGCTTGAATTGCACTTGCTTTGTCTAATTGCAATTTACCGTTAACTACAGATGCTTGTGCTGCATTAATTGCTCGACGAATGTCTGGATATGATGCATTGATAATTGCCGCAATATCCTTGATATCATATGTTACGCCCTTTTCATCTAGTACCGTTACTAAACGTTGTGCTACATCTTTTTTATTTGGCGGAGTAATTGCAAATGTTTGACAACGAGATTGAATTGGATCAATAATCTTTTCAACATAGTTACATGTTAAAATAAATCGTGTTGTTTTGCTATATGTCTCCATCAAGTTGCGAAGAGCTGCTTGAGCATTTGGTGTTAAATAATCTGCTTCATCTAATATGATAATTTTCCATCTTTTGAATCCAACTGTGGATGCATATCGCTTAATCTTATCACGAACTGCATCTACTGAGTTTTCATCTGATGCATTAATATACATTAAATCTGCATCTACCGATCCGGCAATTATTTTCGCCAACGTCGTCTTACCCGTTCCAGCTGATCCATAAAATAATAGATGCGGAACATCGCCATTATCAATGAAAATTTTAACTTTTTCAATAATGTGTTCATTGCCTATATATCCTTCTAATGTGTCGGGTCGAAATGATTCAACCCAAAGTGTATTTTCTTGTTGTCCAAACATATTTTTTATTTACCTGTTGATCCAAATCCGCCTTCTCCTCGTTCTGAATCAGACAAATCGGTTGCTTCTACTAATTCAATGGCAGGATATGGTAATATCATTAATTGTCCTATTCTATCGCCTACTGCATAAACTTTTGCATTAAGTAATGTGTCTTTTGGACGATATTTAAACATAATTTCTCCTCGATACCCAGAATCAATAACACCTACATGATTTGTTAAGTATAAATCTGTTTTGCTATTTGATGATCTAGGAAAAATCAATCCAACATATCCTTCGGGAATTTCAATTGCCAAACCCGTTCCATAAACAACATTTCCATAATCATCTCTAGTTGCAGAAATTGCTGTTAAATCTAATCCAGCGTCGCCCGGCTTTGAATATGCCGGGATCGTTGCTTCTTCATGTAGTCGTTTTACTCGTACTTGCATTCTTCTCCTTAGTTTTGTAACATTACTAACCAATAAGTTGAATCAAAATCAGAACCCGTAAAATTAATTCTAGATAATCCATCTGGCGATACTTTCAATTGACCCGAATCACCTCTGTTTGCAACAAGTACTTCTTTTAATTTATCTGCAGAGAAACAAACTGGTTCCATATCTGCACTTGTAGTTGTTCCTACTTCAAATGTAATGTTATCTGCATTAACCGTTGTATAATTAATAATAAACTTAATTGTGCCGTCTTTTACTTGCACTGCAAAGTTTTTAGCATCTGGCAAAGCATTCTTAGCTTTGATAAATTTGCTTATGAATTCTTCATTTACCGGAATTTCAATAACATAGTCAGGTTCTGCATTGATTGACGGTACTGCTGGAATAACTGTCGTGTCAGCCAACATGAATGTTGCCTTAGTGCTACCTTCAGCAATTTCCATTGCATAATTCTTACCTGCTGCATTTTTTACATTGATATTGATATTTTCGCCTAATGCTCCTAACATTTTGTTTAACGCACCGGTATGATTGATACCTAATTCGCCATTCATGAATGGTGTTGTCTTCCATTGTATTTTACCTACAATTGTTTGGTCCATATCGATCAATTCGCAACCAACACCTTCTTCGTTTTGATTCAATTTAACCGCCTCGCAATTACCTGCTAAATAATAACGATTAATAAATGATTGTAACTTACTTTTTTCCATTGTTTATCCTGATTAAAATTTAAAGAATTTATTAAAGTTTTCTGCATCGGTTGTGGAAATACTACTTCCGCCGAATTTTTTATATGTTTTGATGTATTTTTCATATACTTGCGGTGCACCATCTGGATCTGCAAACATTTCATGCAATGAAAGAACTACATCATATAAGTCTCTAGGTATCATTGTTTCTAGCAACTCAACGTGGCTATCAACTAATTGATTTATTTCATTTGCTGCTTGTACATACAAATGCGTATTGTGAACAACCATCCTAGGCATAGCTTCTTGTGAATATCGGTCTAATCCTTCTGGTGTTTTACCTCCTAGCAAATCATATGTAAAATCTTTACAAGCCGGACAGCCTAATGAACAAGGAACATGTTGAGTTAAATCAATTGGAACTTCACCCGTCTTACCTTGTTTAATATGCGTCTTTCTGCGATATTCTGCATTCTTAGGAAAATACAATTCAGAAAATGATTGTGATTTGTAATTTGTTGAATGCAGGTATGTTCCAAATACTGGATATTGACCTGGAGAAGATGAATCCGTTGTAATATAAATTCTATTACCAGTATGCTGATTCATTAACTTTTGCAAGGTTGCTAATATAAAGAAATCTGATATTTTAGAAATGCCTAATAAATGCACATATTCTAATCGCTTATTTTCAAACTCTCTATTCTTTAACATCAATGCTACTGCAAACATAAAGTCTACTAACTTTTGTGGACCTCCAATTGCCCAACCTTGAAAATCAAAATGCTTAAATTTGTGATACCACCATGTATACTCTTCAGAATTTGATCCTTGCAACATGTTTAAGAATTTTGTCTTACCTGATTGATGTTTTTCAAACCAAGCAAAGTTATCAAAACTAATATCAGCACATTCTGCAAACTTGTTTTTATATTTTGTTTTAGGCGGAATATCTAAATTTGCTGCAACATCACTATTGGCTTCTAACCAATGAAATATCTTTTCGCGCAATTCATTGCTATATGGTAATGCACCTGTAGCAATCTGATAACCTCCTGAATCTCCAAATACCAATACATCTTTTTCTAGACCCATTTGCTGCCTAAAGTCCATTTTTTTGTAATGATGTCCTGCAGTGACTAGGAAATATGGGTGTCTCCAATCTGCCGGATATCTTGAATCAAAAAACTTGACAGGGTTACCATCTTCAAATTTCATATCCTTTTTGAAAGCAGATACCATGGAACCTGCGGACA